GCAAGATCAATTTCCTGATGGCGAGCCTGGCATTTGCCGACGTGCTGCTGGTGTTCAGCCGCAACGGCCAGTTCCGGTTGAGTGGTGGCAACGCAGTTGCTGCATCGTTGACACCCAAGACAGCAACCATCACCCAGGTCACAGCCTTTGAGATGGGCGACGTCGTGGACCCCGTGATTGTGGGTCGCACCATGTACTTCGCTGTGCCCAAGGGCGAGTACAACGGGCTCCGGGAGTTCTTCTTGCCCGACGCGTCAGGCCCGGTGCCCACGTCAGAGGAGGTGACGTCGTCGGTGCCACGGTTCCTGCCGGACAACCTGTGCAACCTTGTGGCTACAGCAGCAGAGGAAGCGGTCTATGCCGTGTCCAAGGACCAGCCCAGGCGGATCTATGTCTACAAGTTCCTGTTCCAGGGGGACAACAAACTGCAGAGCGCCTGGAGTTACTGGGAAACCAACGGCGGCAAGAGCGTGATCGGTGTGGACCTGATCGAAAGCGACCTTTATGCCGTGGTCCAGTATTCCGACGGTGTTTACCTTGAGCGCGTTGTGACGCATCCTGAGACTGTGGATGCAGGCACGACGGTCGAGATGCTGGTGGATCGCAAGGTCACGGAGGCCAGCTGCTCCGTGGCTCTGACGACGCCAAGCGGGCTCGACACCCAGAGCACCATCACGCTGCCGTACCCCATCAACACCAGCTTGAGCAATATGGCCGTGGTCGGTCGATTCTTTGCCGGCAACACCCTGGCCCACGGCCAAGTTGTTCAGGTCCTGTCGTCAACCGCTGCTGGTGGTGCTGGTGGCAACGGCACCCTTACGGTCCGGGGCGACCTGACTGCCGCCAAGTTTTTTGTGGGCGAGCTCTACGACATGCTGTACGAGTTCAGCACCCAGTACCTGAAGGAACAGCCCCCCGGTGGGGGCATGGCTGTGATTGCAGGGCCCAAGCTCCAGCTCCGCACCTGGACCATGCTGTTCGACAAGACGTCGTCGTTCAGCATCAAGGTCACCCCCCGCGGCCGAAACACCATGACGTACCCGTACACCGGGTTTGAGGTTGGGGACCAGGAGATTAGCCTGGGTGAGCTGGCTGTGCGGACTTCCAAGTTCCGAGTGCCGGTGATGGCCCAGAACATCGAGGCCAAGATCGAGGTGGTGAGCTCCAGCCCCCTGCCCTGTCGCCTCCAGTCCGCAGAGTGGGAAGGTTATTACCACACCCGAGCTGCACGACTGTGACGTCCGCTTACACCAGGCCCACCAGGGTCGCCGACATCCCGTACGTGGCGGAGTTCATGCGGGAGGAGGACGTTGCAGAGGTACGTGCGTACTCAGGTCACACGCCCCAGGAATCCCTGCTCCACAGCTTCTTCCAAGGTGACCCCTGCATGACCATGATCGGCAGGGACGGCAGGCCCATGGGCATGTGGGGCGTCGTTCCGCAACGCGAAGACCTGGGCACCATCTGGATGCTGTGCACCGACGACCTGGTCCGTGATCGGCTTAACTCCATGCGGTTCCTGCGGGAAGCCAGGACCCACCTCGACCAGGTGCAGCGCCGCTACCGGGTCCTTTTCAATCTTGCAGATGCCCGTAACCTGGTGCATATCAAGTGGTTGCGGTGGATGGGGTTCACCTTCATCTCGTCGCATCCCAATTTCGGAACAGAAGGTCGGCTGTTCCATGAGTTTGTGAGGATCTAAAACCATGTGCGGACCCATCACCCCAGCCGTCGCTGTTGCCATCGGCACAGCCGTTGTTTCCACTGGCCTTGGCATTGGCCAGTCAATCATGGCGTATCAGCAGCAAGAGCAGTCTGCTGCATTCTCCAATGCCCAGGCCCAGCAGAGTTACCAGTTTCAGCTGCAGCAATCAAACTCCGCTCGGATGTTTGAGAACCTGAAGAAAGACCAGCAAGAAGAAATGATGCGGATCAACCGCATGATGGCTGACAACGCTTACGCCAGCGACGTGGCAGCCCTGAACGCCAGGTTGACCCAGGAGTTTGCAGCTGCCAGCCAGGAGCAGCAGAAGGGCGCCATTGCGGGGGCTAAGGCCCGGGGCGAGGTGGTGGCATCTGGCCGCCTGGGCAACACGGTAGATCTTTTAGTTGCCGACTTCTATCGACAGCAAGCGCAGTTTGATTACAGCACCAGCCAGAACCTGGCGTTTGCTGGCACGCAGACCCAGCTGCAGAAGCAAGGGGCCGCGGCCCAGCGTGCATCCAGGATCGGAAGTCAGCAGCCGTACATCATGCAACCGGTGCTGGATCCCCTGGAGCCCATACGTCAATCAGGGCCAGGGGCCGGAGGTGCGATCCTCGGATCCCTGGGTGCTGTCGTCAGTGGCGTTGGCACGGCCATGAGCACGTACAAGAACGCGCCAGAGTCTTGGAAGCAGAGTGGCGGGAGCAAGAGCGGAACTAGCTACACGGGCGGCGTTGCTGCTCCAAGCCTCCCGGGCAACCCATATTCCTACAAGCGCGGTTAACGACTCATGGCACGTCTCTCTACCGGTCAGTCTTACGGCGAGTCCACCCGGGTCTCAGCAGCTCGCCTTCTAGGCGGCATCCCGACCGACGCTTCTGGCGGCGCCATAGCCCAGGGCTCCATCAATGCTCCGGCGTTGCAGCCATCCGCCGCACCTGTCGAAACGTTCCAGCGGGTAGGAGCGCCAACGCTGGGCGGAGCTCCCCAGTTCTTCGCGCCACCAAAGCTGCCGGATCCTGGCCAAGACCTGGCAAACCTGGCCCGAAGCCTGGGCGGGTTCAGCACAGCGCTCCAAGGGTTCAGCGATGCATTCCTTGCTGGGAAGCGGGACCAGGAAAAGAAACGGGAAGCCGAGTCAGCTGCCTTTGTGGGCCAGACCAGTCAGTACGGCCCAGCCCGTGGCATCGCCGACCTGGCCGCCAACCTTGAGAAGTCAGCAGCCCTTGGCAACACCGACGCGGCACGGATGCTGCAGATCGTCCGAGAGAAACAGAACTCATCGGTTGGCCGTTACTTCCTCGAGCGGTCCCTCGAGCAGAACGCGATCTCCAGTGCAGCTCTGTCGTTGTCCGACAAGTTGGCGGCCACGGGCACGATTAAGGTCGATGGCAAAGACGTTGAGCTCAGCTCCCTGTCATCCAGTGACCCCAGGTACATCGCCGAAAGAGAGCGACTGCTGTTCGGTGGCGTGCAAATGTCACCGCAGGGCTACGCCAAGAACCAACAGCTGATCTTGCAGGCCCAGCTCCAGGCTGACGAGGCCCAGCGCAAGCGTTACAACATTGCTGAGGCTGGCCGACAGGGCGCCCAGATCACAGTCAACAGGTACGCCATTGCCGACAATTTCAGGCAGTCGCTGCGGAAGGGGGACCTTGAGCCGGCTCAGCTTGAGGCTTCTCGGTCCATCAACACTGAGCTTGAGCGGATCCGGTTGCTGGCCATTTCCCCAGAGGCCAAGAAGAAGGAAATGGACGGATATCTGGAAGGGTTTGTTCTGGACTACGTGGCATCTCTAAAAAGAAACGACCAGGGCACGTACGACATCAGCAACCAGCTGGGTCGCGTTCTCAGGAGCGTGATGACGGGGCCCATCGAGGACCGTGTAACCAAGGACGGCAAGCTAAACAAGGCTCTGTTGCTTTCCAACACCTTGGGCGGCGAGGCGTACCTGGACCAGTTGTTAGCCAAGGGGCAAGCCGCCCTGATCCAGGACAATTCCCAGCGGGCCCAGATGGCTGGGATCTCCCAACAGCAAGCGTTCGACGCCAGGCTGCAGGCAGCACTGCCAGAGGGACGTCGCTCCAACCCGGCTGCGATCAAAAGCTTTCTCCAGACCGAACGAGAGCGTGCAGCCATGGAGCCCGACGGGATTCTGCGGGCTGCCAAGTTCTCACAGCTGGATGCGTCCGAGCGCCAGCTGACTGAGACCTACGTCAAGCCAGTGCAAGAGCAACGGGCCCTTTGGTACGCCCAGCAACTTGGCCGGACTGTCAACGACGAGGCCGCACGTAACAGGGTCTCGGCTCAGTTGCAGGCCGACTTGGCCGCAGATCTTGTCACCAGCGCAACTGCCACCAGCATTCAAACGACGCTGTCGGCGCAGGGCTCCAAGGAGGTGAAGACCTACGACAAGGACATCAACAAGCGCATCGACACGTTGACCAAGGAGTGGGAGGCGTACAGCGGTAGTCCCAAGTCCTACGGGGATTCAACCATTACTGGGTATGAATCGACGGCCCTGTACAAGGCACGGGACGAGGCACGCCGCAAGTCTCAAGACACCGTGTACCAGGCCATCAAGGAAGGCCGGGACCCGATGGAGGCCCTGAACAAGCTGTGGACCAACAGCAACTTTGGGCTCCGGCGTCGTGAAGAGGTCGGTGGTGTCCAGGCCCCCATGTACACCAACGGCGCCCAGTTGATGCAGAAGAACACTGGCAACTGGAGCCGCAATGCCATTGACTCCCGGTCCGCCAACAACTTGAGAGGCCAGGCCAAGGTCCGCCCGCTGTACAACGCCGAAGCTTTTGCGACCGACGTCGATGCTTTCCTGAATGGGGCCCCCAGCCAAAACTTCCGGACGTTGATGAAAACGTTGACGACGGGGTCTGGTGGTCAAAAGCCATCCGAGGTGATCTTGAACCAATTCAGGCTCCAGGGCATTGAGGTGCCAGAAGATCAACGCCAGCGGATCCAGTCCCTGGACGGCCAAAAGATTTCAGCAGCACCGACCCGTCGTCGTCAAAGTCCCCAGCAAAACGGTGCTTTGACTGGCATCCAGATTGCTGGCAGGGCCCTAGGCGAAGCTTTGGCCCCGCCGGCTCAAGCTCAGACCGCGCCACCACCGGTCAACATGGCCATGTTCTACGCCAGTCCCAAGGCACCACCCAGGCCACCAGCGGCCAAGCCAACGGCCACCCCACAGAACAGGGTTGATGGGTATCTGAAGCGCTTGTCGTACATCGAGACCAGGCTCCGCAACATTCCGAACTCCGAGGGTTCACCAGCCCGTGGCTATTTCCAGGCTTTCCCGGCGTTCTCGTCTGAGGCGATCTCCGCGTCCGGTGGCATCGATCCGCGAGACAGTGATTACAACAAGGCTGCCAAGGCAACAGGGGCCTGGATTCGCACGTACAACAAGCCAGCATGGGCGGCCATCAGGGCTGGTCGTTACGACGAGGCCGATCGGCTTCTGCGTAATACCTGGCCGTCCTTGCCGGGCGGTGATCAAGCCCAGGCTTCGGCCGTTCAAAAGACAGCACGCAAATATCTTCGCTGAACACTTGGCTCTATGACGTCAACAGTCCAAACTGATCCCATCGCTAACTGACCGATGCCCATCCAAACCATCCGTGACCCCAAGACCGGGGAGGAGCGTCGGGTTTACGTGTCGTCAGGTGGCATGGGGACAGGGGCTGCGCCTAAGCCCAAGCCGCAACCGGCTGGCGGTGGGTTTATGGGGACCCTCAACGATTTCAACCCTGCAAAGCAACTGACGGCCTTGGGCACTGGTGTGTCCACGTTTTTGCAAACGGGGGACCTGAACAAAAGCATTGCCGCTGCGTCGAAAGAAGCTGCACCGACAACAGGTTTGGGCCAATCGGTCAACCGGACCCTGGCGGCAGGTGGTCAACGTGCAGCAGATGCAGCGCGGTACGAGGTGGATCGCGCCCGGCTGGCACGGGAACAAGTTGCGACAGGCGTGTC